CACCCTTATCACCTTCACCTTTGTCACTTTTGTCCCCATTTAAGCCCTCAAGCGCTGCTGCTAACTCATCAGCCTCTTGCGACTTTATTACGGGCGCACTTGTAGCCATTTGTTAAACTCCTTTATTCTTTAGGTTTTGGTTTATTTTTAGCCTCTATTTCCTTGAGGCGCAATTCATATTCCCTATCAGCAGCATCTTTCTCAGCCTGCTGCTGCTGCTCCCAGAACTCCCTGACTCTTTGCTTTGCTGAATATGGTAAGTCTGTATATTCCATAATCACATCAGGCGGAATCATTCCAGGATTATTCTGTGAGAAGTCCACCAACATCTGAGCAGTTGCTGCTCTAATAGTCATTGTTTCAGCAGTCTCCTCAACTTCGTAGTCAAACTCACCAGCAGTGATATCATTGAAGCCAGCATTCTCTGGATTTGTTTCACTGTTGATCTGGAGCAGTCGAGCCCCTTCAGGCCCCTTAATTCTAACAGCCATTCCCTCAGTCACATACTGCTGGATTAAGGACATATGCAACTTTCCGTTCTGTAGTCTTGACTCTCTGAAGTTATCAAACATGATATAAAGCACAGCAATTCCAGTCTGCTGTCTCGCCCTTACAGTAATTCCAGGTTCCCTTCCAGTAGTCTGGATTCCCATAAGTGAGTCCTGGGCTCCAGAAACATCCTTAATGCTTTGGACAAGAATACTGTCAAGCAATCCATAAATGGTTGAGATTCTAGGCTGTTCCTGGAACTTAACCTTTTCAAACATGCCCTTCATAATTTCTAAGTGGAAATTAGGCTGAGCAGACTTCTCTTCGTACTCGTCGATATTAATTACAGCTCCAGTCTCATGCATCAAGATACCTTTAGGTAAAGTCTGCAACAGGTGAACCAACTGCCTTCTATTAACATTTAGAGTCCTCTGCGGATCTTTCATAGTATCTATTGCACCAAACCAAGCATTAGTGTCATAGTCTTTATAAGCCCCATAGAACACTCCAGGAAAGCCTTCCCAGTGATATGGACTTGGGCTACCCTCACACTTATTCACTCCAGAGAAGATCATGTAGTGATACTGCTTCTTGAAGGATTCTTGCCTAGCAATTGGCTCTGCCTGCTGGAATTTCTCACCATCCCCAAGATCAATACCATCTCTCACAGCCTTCTCAAATTTCTCAAACTCTGCAGGAGCCAGGAACTCTACCTTGCCAGTCATAGGATTTACGAAGTAGATAACATCAAGGAACTTATAATACCAGCCCTCTACAATCCTGTACTTGTCCCTTGCCTCATCAAAGAACTTTGGAGCACTAGCATCATGGCTATATTGCTGAGCCATTGATGTATCAAAGTTCTTCCAGAACTGCTTTATCTCATCTTCTGGGAGCCACTTGTCAAGGAACAAATACCTAGCATCTGACATGTCATACTCCTGACAGTCAGGGTCTACGTAAAAGTTCCTCCCATCATACCTTTTAGCCTTGATTACAGGTTTGTAAGGATTGGACTTGTCAATGTAGTACCAAAGGAGTGATCTTCCACCTTTTACTGTGTGTTCAAAACATTCAAGCTCCTTCCTTACAACCTTTGCTTTCCGCTGGAAATGATGCAGAGTTGCATCCATCATCTCAACCAGTGGCTCATCCTCAGTGCCAACAGGAAGAATAGTAGCTCTATGCTTTGTCTGCGCAGCCATACCAATAAGCATGTCTACCTTAGGCTTAATTTCGTTATACACTGTAGGAGGACGCTTACCAAGCTCTAACAGAACTGCTTCAGTGTCTTGACGTCCAGCATAGAAGTCATAGCTCTCCTTGGAGTTCTCCCTATACTTCTTCTCTGGCTCACTGTTCTCAGCATCCTGGAGCCACTTAATAAGTTTTGTCAAGTCAGGATCTACTGTATCAGAACCTACTTGAGGAACACTATCTTGTCTTTCTGCTACTGGAGGCATATTAGATCCTTGTTTCCTTAGGAGACTTAACTAAATATTTCCTCAACATCTCTTCAATGGCAGGCGCACTCCTAAACACTTCTGTTGGTGGAGCACCTAATTTTTCATAGAGAAATTCTCTGAACTTACCATCATCCAAGATGCCATACTGTGATATTTCCATATTAAAGTATATGCAACGATGAATATAAGCCACAGAGTATTTAGAAGCTGTGTTAGGATTAGTAAAGAATGCCCATGTGCCACAGCTACCATTAACCACACTAACCAGTGTCCAGGTTCCCTCTATTTGTATACCAGTAGGAACAGGTTCTGTTTCTGTTGCATAAGCCAAGGAGCTAAACAGCAAGATAGACAGTGCTACTATGATACCAAAACTGAGTAACTTTTTCATAACTACCTCCTATCCTTGTACCATCCAGCTATGTGAGCCAGCAACTTGTGCTTTAGGAAAAGCTGGAGAAAATCTCCTTTTCTCTACTCTCTCCTTCTCTCTCTTTCCCCACAAAGCAAAAGCTACATTATTAAAGTATTCAGACATAACAAGCGCATCCGCAATATTTGGAGATTTAACACCACGAGCCTTCATGTCCAGTTTGCTCTCAATCTGAATAGCTCCGTTATTGTCCAGCTTGTACTTTGGCCCTGCTAACTCATTAGCAAGCAGGTGCCCAATATTCCAGTCCTTTCCAAACATTTTTACTGTCTCGTCAGGAAGATCAAGTCTGGAATGCATAAGGAGGGTTCTTACCTTATCCCAGAGCTCATCTCTGAGCCTATGCCACTTCATTTTATCACTCGAAGCATCTGTATATTTAAGGCCAATAACTTTCTGTCCAAGCCCTCTTGGGTCATTCTGTAGCCAGTCAACTACTCCGCCACCAACACCAATCTCGTCTATACAAGCACCACTAGCTTCCATGTCAGTAAAGTTTCTGACAACATGATGAGAAAGATTCAGCGTGTGATTCCCATGAAAGCGATCCCAACGACTTATCTTCATGCCTCTTCTTGGTAGAATAATACTGTCATCTTCACCATACCTTGCTACATCGACAGAGAGATACAAAGGCCAATCAGGGTCAACCTCTATAGTATTACCCACACACTGCGTAGCCCAGGACAGAGGAACAAAGGTATTTTCATCATCAAGTGGAGGATTGCCTTCTACTCGAATTCTCCAAACATTGCTACCTTCACCATAGTTATCCCTAAAGTATTCAATCATATCCTCAGTGACAAGCTCACTCTTTCTGGAGTCCCAATGCAGCTTTGTCCATTTCTGAGACGTAGTTGGGTGGAAGTGTGTGTTGAAGAAATAACCAGTATTCTTAGTCATATTCCCAATAAGTATGACCTTATTATCTGGCTGAGTCATAGCACCTTCAAGAGGCACAAATGTAGGATCACTTATACCACTCACCTCATCACCAATTATAAGCATATGATCAGCATGAAGTCCAGCAAGAGTTTCTGCCTGCTCTTCTTTAGTTGCCTTAACAGATGGTGAGAGAGCTCTCATCCACCATTCCTTTGGAGCTGCTTTGTGAAAGATTTTGTCCTTCTGAACAACAAATTCAGAGGCAACTTTTGATTGTCTTATCCACTTAGACAACTCACTCCAAAGGACGTCCTGGAGCTGGTGAGCAGTTGGTGCTACACAAGGAACTTTAGGGTAAGTCCTGGTGGAGCTAAACCAGATAGCTGCCCAGGCTGCAAAGGCATCCTTCCCAGTTCCATGACCACTACGAATGGTAAGTCTCTTAGTCTTTGGAAGAATCCTGAGGGCATGAGCCTGTTGTTTCGAAGGGGTTGCTCCAATACACTCAGTCACAAATTGTAAAGGACTGTTCTTCCACTCTTTAAGCTTTTTAAGGATTCCTTCTTGCATTACTTCATCTGCTGTAAAGTTTTCATCAAACTCTCTGCCATCTCGCTAGCTGGTATAAGGTGCTTCCTGAAGATCCTGTCATACTCTTGCTGAGAAATACGACCTCTCTTACCTAAGACTCTTTCAGCAACTTTTTGGGCTTGTTGTTCCCAAGGAACAACTCCAGGATCCTTAGGCTTGATACCCCTTCGACTAAACTCCTCAAACAGTTCTAAGAGTTTGCGAGCATCAAGACTTTCCACAACCTCAGGAGTCCATTGCCTTGCATGAGCCAACTCATGTACTGGAGTAGTAGGTCTAATACGAGACTGCCTGAACAGATCTATCAGATGCTGTTCTGTATCAAAAGTCCCATACAAGGTCTTACTACTTGGATGCCATACTGATATATCCTTAATCCTCCCAAACTCCCTCGAAGGAACTTTCAACATCTCTCTCAGCCAGGGCCAGATTTCACCTCTCATTCCTCGTCTGGCACCACTAATGGCA